CCAAGGGCCGAGATTGGGCCACGTTAACACGTAGCCCTCCTTAGAGCGTGCGGACTGAAACCTGCCCCGGAGAGCCTCGATTCCTCGAGACCCCTCGGTGCGGTTACCATTTAGGAATGCAACAAAGCACCCTAACTGGCTTATTTCAGCTTCCACAGCTTTCACCGATCTGTAACGATAGGTGAATCCGCCCCAACCACGCTCCCGAAGGGAGCGGGTAAGGGATGGTTTTGCAAAGTCGAAATCGACAACAAAACCGACGTCACCGCATCCTTCAGGGATGTTGTAACGACTGTTTGGCACAACTGCCCTAAAGCAGCGGAGCCAAGCCGGAAGCAACCGAGCGTCGCAAGTCCCATCACTATTGAAATGATGAGCCCAACGACGAAGGTTGTTAGCATAGAGATAACAGATTGATTCATAGTCGTGGAATTGGGACCGGAAGAAAATCGGTCTTACGTTCACGCCATCAAACCAGTCTGTTCCGCAGCTCTCGTGAAAACGACCTTTGCCAAAGGTCTTCTCACGGTTCACACTGAAACCAAGGAAATTCAGTGCTCTCTCGACAGACTCTCGAACCTCATTTGGGAAAATGAGATCGTCACCGTAAACGGTGACGCACTCGGTGGTCACACCGGCTGCTTTACAGCAGCCGATGATTACACCGAGGAAGACCAACGTCTCCAACTCGAAAGTGTAGCCGTTACCCATACTAGACCATTTGTTTAGCTCGATCACCTTATCACCTATCCGCGTCTTATCAACGCGGGAGTAATGAAGGAGTTGACACCAATCATCTGGTAAAAGACACCATATAGCCTCACGGCAAATAGTGTCACTAGCAGCAGATAGATCCATAGTACACAAGTCGAGCTCCCCAGCTAGCTTAGCTAACTGTTGGTTCGTACTTTGCGTATTTAGATCGAGACCAAAAAGCTTCAACTTATGTCTGATCAATGCACCGGTCCCTAACTGAACAAAGATGTTCAGGTCGGGTTCGATGCATATCACTCGGTCAGTTTTAGCGTTCTTGGGAACTGTCACTAACTTCGATGCGGGTTGAATCTGGATAGACTCAACAAGCTCTCTCCATTTCTGGGGAAAGCAAAACGCACGAAAGCTAGCTAGTCTCGGCGTAGCGTCGATCTCAAGACGCGAGTACTTCTTACCCTGAGTCACTACACCGGACAGTGATGTAGTCGCGCCGGGGCCAAACCTCATCTTAGCTTCTGCATAATGCAGATCAGCCCTCGTTAGAGGGCCTAGTATCTCCCTGATCGTTTCCCGCGCATGGTGAATGGCGGGAGCTACGTCAGGTGGTAACGGAATGTTACCATCAAAGAAACTAGCTAATCTTTGGTTGGCCTCAGCACAGACTTTCTCACTCCTTTCGAACTTGTCAATCGCAACAGCTGCCTTGTCGATGCCTGTGGGCAACCTTGGGTTTTTCTGCATAACCGAAGTCACGAGATAATCAGAGGCGAATAGCCTCCAGTCATCATAGTTATTCGGATCGCATGTCAAACTTAAAAGTTGCTCCCATTCACCGTGGCGAGCTAACAGTGAGACTGTCAAACTTCGCGGCGTCCCAATGTTTTCACATAGGGCCACCAGCAGGCTGCACTCGAGCTTAAAGACTCGAGATCTGCCGCCTAAAGCGGCATTTGGCACCTTCTGCGCTTTCATTAGCATAGAGCTACTCACTTACCCATGATCATCTTGGTCAACGCTGTACTTAACTCATCGTCAAATACAGGGTAGTCTGGGATAATTGTCACAGGTTCGCGAGTTCCCTCGTTCTCGAACACTCGGTCCAGCCTTGAACGAATAGTGCGGAATGCACTACTCATTTTTCGGCCATTCTTTGTGTTCGGGAAAAAGGGCTCAACATAGATCGCAAGATCTTTATTGAGATTGATGAACACAGCCTTCCTACCGGTGTTGACCGCTAGCAAGAACTGCGCAACCGTACGGCTTTCTGCCGGGGACCTCCACCGATTAGGCTGAGGTCCACGATAGATTTCCATCGCTTTGCAAAAGGTCTTGTAATCGCGGGTAACCAACACTTGTGAGAATGAAGCGTAAATCATAATAACTCTTTTCTAACGAATAAAGATGGTACCAAAGTATAACTACTTTGGCATTGAGGCATGTGGACCTACTTTAAATTAATAAAGTGGATCCAGATCCTTAACGACGCCCATTACGGCAGCGTTATCTAGCGCATTGGCCACGAACGCACGGAGATCCGCGCGTTCGGCAGCCGTCATCACATCCGGGATCACGAAGTATCCCGCGAAGCGACCGACGTAAGCAACAGTACTCACACCATTGACAGTGGACAGGATCGGAAGATCCAGTTTAATGTCAACGCGATTGGTCACCCTCTTGCTTGATGCAGGAGAGTAACCTACCGACAGGCGCGAAAACCCGGCCGACACGGCTGCCGAACGTTCAGTGAACGTCGACAGATCCGGTGCGACCCGTTCCGGTGCAAACGACTTGGCAACAGGAGTGCCGGCTCCATTATTAATGGAGAGGGGGCCAGTAATTTGGCTCATTTGAGATCACTTTCTAAGTTGAAGTAACAGTGCTACCCCGTTTACTACTGATTTTAAGGACTTGCTAGGTTCATAACTGAACTTAGGGAACGCTAAACTGGTTGTCACATCTCCACGATTACTCGTGGATATTTGATACAGTCCATGCATTCCACTGGACTCGCCTTTGAACTCTTTGATTATCTTGTAACCGCGCCTGACCCTAAGGTCGGACACACCTACAAGAGCATCTAAAGATTCTAAGAATTTACCGACTGGGATTAACCAATCGATAACAAACGAGTACGGAATCAATTCCCATAGCAGCAGTGCGGGATTTGTGATACCGAGTTGGGCCAGCTGTTTAAGGGCTGGATCGGAGATTTTATAACGAGCACGTGCTGAACCATGCCATTGATATGAACTGTCGTATTGAATCTTCATATTCGGATGCACAGAGGAATTCTGTACATACCTATTCTGAAAATTCTCATGGGCAGTCACACCAACGTACATGAAAAAGCCCGTCCGGATCTTGGTCGCTAACGCTTCCGCAGATCCGTAAAGGTCGCTCATCAAAGGCTTAATACCGTACTGGTACTGTAGCCAACGATTTGCAAGTGCTAACTCGTGTTTATCTCTAGGACGCCGGAGAAGTCTAACGAAATCTCCAAACGCCCTACCACCTCGGAGCGAACGGAAAGTCTTCACTACATCCGTTGCCAAGTCGACAAACATTTTCGATGTCTGTCGGTATTCGGCAAGAGTCTGCGCAAGGTTTACATTCTGCTTCTTGATCTTCGCCCGAATTCGTCCATCCATGCTGGAGGATGACGGATGCCCGTTAAGGCTCCCGTCATTACCCACCGACATGAAGTACGAACAAGGTCCAGTCCAGGAATAGCCGGATGCATTCCAAACGCCCTTATCAAAGCGGTATTTGAACACATTAACGGTACGAGCAGTCCCGCCAGCAAACAAATCAGTAGGTTTTGTACGTCTTACAGTCACCGGACATTCCAAACTTCCGTTTGAAATTAAGGATGAACTTACAAGCTCGACAACACCACCTGAAAGCAGCTGACGGGATACAGGACCGTTTATTGTAGGTTCAACATAAGCTTTCGGCATAGCAAAAGGCGGATCGAAGGGAATCCGAAAGGTCGGGAAATC